GGCTCACACTCGAAAAAGTTTGTGTTGGTTCAGTAGATACCTTGCTGTCAGACGGAACATCAAACGCTGGTATACGCATAGTTTGCTCTAATGCTCTGCCATATTGCTCAAAGCAATCTAAGAAAATAAATATCTGCTGTGATACAGCCTCGATAACATCTTGGGTCATGCGTAAAGCATCAATTAAGTCTTCGTCTTGCGTCTTAACCCACTCATCATTCTTCAGATACGTCTGTATCGTCTGGAATGTTTTCGTTATCGTTTCCGTCGATACTGGTTTGATCGAGTTCTCCACTTATTTCCTCCTCTGTATAGTCCCGTTCCTTGCGTGGATAGTTTCCACCTAAATAGTTTAACATAGTTTTTAATGCTCTATTAACACGCATACGAACAGCGTCTTGAGAGATGGATAACTCTGATGCTATCGCACCTAACTCAAGCCCACTCGCGTAACGCAAGATCACAATATCTCGCTGTTCCTTGTTTAACTTACTGATTGCTTTCTCAATATCAGAACATATCGCAGGCCAGTTATTACCCTCAGACGCGACCTTCTTCACGTTAGATACGCTAAGGTCATTCATCGCTGGCGCTTCCCTATTGCCTGTTAAAACAGCAGGAATAAGCGATTCTAGCATGTTTTTATCATAGTAATAGTTATCTTCTACACGAAAACCAACAGACTTTGCCTTCTCTTTTTGACAATAATCCTTAGCAGCATTACGTAAAGATCTTGCTACAAGTTTGGTTGATTGTTTTCTATCGTGCTGGTCATGCCAGAACTTAACCTTATTTGGGTGTGTAAGAAACCATACCCATAACTCTTGGCGTAAGTCATCTACATCTACCATGCGATACTTACGAGAGAATTCATAGGCAATAGAGCCAACAACTCCCTCGTAGTCTTCGATAAATCTTTTTACCATCGCCATGTTTTGCCCTCAACTGTAAAACTATTTTTGATAATAGGCACAATTTGGGGAGTTACATTCTTTCCGTCTACATGCAAGATACCAAACCCTTGTTGCCAAGTGAATAGTCCTGCCTTTATGTATTTAGCGTGTTTAATATTCATGAGATGTCCGACTTCCATACCCCATACAGCACGAGATCCATTAGCCCATGCTTGAGTGTAATGAGCCAATCCCATACGATGAGTGTGTCCACATACGACAGACATTCCACTTCGCTTTGCGAGTCCAAGAGCAGTAGCCCCTGCTGTCGGTTGAACATTTCCTTCATCACCATGCATTAACAACCAGTTAGGTGCAATCTCAACAGGTCCATGGTAATAAGTGATACCAAGTTCATCTAACTTAAGAAACTTTTCAATCTCTAACTCTGGTAATCCTAAGAAACCAGGAGCAGATGAGCGTATCTTGTTGAACAATCTATCTGAATGGTTGCTACGTACAATAGTATCAACAGTTAATTGCTCAAGGATTTTTACAGTTGTATCTCTATCTTTACCTATTGATCTTTCCCACTCAAGTTCAGTCCCCTTTGCCCAACGACTGATACTCTGGAAATCTATTTCATCTCCCACCGATACTACGGAATCAGGTTGATAAGCATAGATAAATTTCTTGACTGCATTGACCGCATCTACATCATGGAACGGGCTTTGCAAGTCTGAGATCACAACGATTGCTTTACTCATTTTTTCTTTGCTCGTCTCTTATTCTCTAGTCCCACGTTTTTCTTTTTAGATAGAACCCGTAGGTTAGATATTCCATCTCTACCTGCACGACCACCATTATCTTTGTGATCTACTTCTTGGTTACGTTTTAACTTCTTACCAGTAGCCTTCTTGTAATCAAGACGTGCTTTATTGGTAGACGTAGTTTCAGTAGTGCCGTCTTTTTTCTTACGTTTAATTACGTAGATAGGACGACCACCGTTTTGTTTACTTCCTTTGTAAGGTCCGAATATTTTCATATGCAGTCACACTCACAGTTTAAATCATTATCCATAGAGATTATAGAGAAACTACCTTCTGAAATAGCCTCATCAACTATGAAATCTAACTCATCTTGTCTTATACAATACCAATCACTATTGCCATCAAGCGTTAGATGAATCTTATAAGATGCACGCATGAGCAATTCAAATGGTTTTGCAAGTAGATATCTTATCATTTGTCCCATTTTCCTCTCAGTACCAACAATGCAATTATAGCATAGTTTGCTAGGTCTTTGAACGAATCCTCAAAGGATTCATGCTCGGGTGCCATGTCTCTGATGCTGTCATATAAGTTATTTATACGTGCAGTTTTGTCATGTATCCGAACTCTTAGTCCATTTATAGCACCGCCAGGAGCACTTGCTATGTTCTTTGGGCCGTAATCTTTATGCTTAGAAAGCAATAACTCAACTAATTCCTCAACTGTTTCCCATACTGCTATCTCAAAATCGCTAGGATCTGGAATATTATTCTTTAGTGTCGTTAGGTTTTTCATCTTTTTTTAGCATCTCCTCTATGCCTTGCATCAAGTCTGTTGCCAGTTCAACAGTCTTTACTTCATTTACAAACTTATGAAACGATTGTTCCCCTTCAGAAGCATTAACCAAAGATAATGTTATAGACTGAAGCAAGTCAACGGCACACTCAGTATGACCATTCTTTAACTGCTGATTAATTGCCTCTAATACAGCAAATAAATCAAGGGTATATCTATTGCTTAAACGTATGCCCCAAGAAAAAGATACATCACAATGATCTAAGAACAAGAATACGTCATCAGTTATGAAGTCACAATCTCCACACTCAAAGCCTTTATCAGATGGAATTAAAACGGTCATTGTGAGTTAGCCACCTTCTGTCTAAAGTAATCAGCCCCATGCTTTAGATACATAGAGTTAACATCTTCGCCCTCAGGCATCTGAACAGTAATTACATTACCAAGTTCACGAGTTAATGACTTAGAGAAATCATGACCAGCCTGATCTCCATCAGCAAACATAAAGACTTTATCAAAATCTGCTAACAATTTAGTGTAATGTTTCTTCCAGTTATTCACGCCAGGGACCCCAACCGCAGGTAAACCACAAACATAATCCAACGTGATCGTGTCAATCTCACCTTCACATATACAAATGTATGACGACGCTTTGAAAAAAGCCCTCGTATTGAAGAGATGTGTGTTTGCACCAGCCAAGCCCATATATTTCGGTTCTTGGGAATCCATTGATCTGAACCTGAGGTCAACCACACCCGTACGCGTAATATACGGAATAGAGAGACGATTTTCATATTGTTCATGCCCCGTAACTGGATCGAGCACGACGCCCAATCCCACTTTCTTCGCTACCTCCAGAGTAATTCCCCGTTCTGCGAGGTAATCCTCCGCTTCGTGAATTGCTGCTGCGTAATACTTTGCTGCTTTGCCCAGTGATTCTCTCTGCGAACTTGATTGCTTCATGAAACTTTAATCCTTCCCTGTCCATAATAATTCTATAAGTGTCTCCCTTAACTTGACAGGCGAAACAACAAAATACATTTTCTCTAGTACTGACGGTTGCTGACTTATGGGTGTCATCATGGAAGGGACATCTGATTGATGACCATCCACTTCGTTCAGGTACTTTTGCTCCATAGTGTTCTAATATTTCCTTAATCGGTAACGCATTTACACGTTGTGACTTTCTTGATCCACTGGTCAAAATCTTCCACCACCCATGCCTGATTTATTCCCGCCATCCTACGTTTAATAATAACATAAGAAGGTGGTACCTCGCTAATTGAACGAGCCTCTGCGTAATGCTTTGCTTCTACAACTGCCTCATTCCAGAACTCAGGCAACTTGAGTGCTTTAGTCGCCTTGAGTTCCAGGATATAAGTTTTACCATTGGCCATAACAACAATGTCGCCTTCGTCTTTAGCCCCAGCCTTAGTTAGCCTTTCGGCTACCACGTTTTTAGAACGCAACCATTTTAATACAGTTGTTTCAAATAAAGATCCTTTGCGACCATTCTTGTTAGCCATTTAGTCTTAGTACCAACCCTTTCGTAAGTGGTGCTGAAGCGCCAAAGTAGGCGTTTTATACCGCTTTTTGATGTACTTCAAGCCCAAATCCACTTGCTTTGTCAAGGGTGTATCCTCAGGCATATTAAGCATTTGGGGTATGCCATACGCTGATGACTTTGGGTTATCTGCTGTGTAATCCCAGCGAGATTCTTTAGTCCAAAGAGTGAGTAATGCTTTCCACTCTCGGTCATTCCAACCTATTTGTTTCACTTTCATAAGTGCATAACTCTTAGCAAGTTTTTTACTCTGGCTAATTGTCATATGAAAATCTTTACAAGTCGGGCTCATATGGATTACGCCCATAATAGACGCAACCGCAGGTTGATGCCATGTACCCGCAAAGACCACAAAACACATTAATATGTATCTCAGGTTGTTTTTCTTCATAGTCTCTCCTCTGTTGGGGCTGTTGCCTTTGTCCCACAGACAGCACACTCCATATCGATAAAGTATGAACTTATTGTATCACTATCGTCATCCCATTCGACGAGTAGTTTCCAGATAAAAGAACCACACGGACATATCTTGGTAGGTTCACCACGAATGTCCATGGAATCTTTATAGTCTGGGTTTAATTCCCAGATATCCCTAGCACTCATATTCTTTCGGGGATATCGGAAACTTCCATCACTTCAGGATTAAATTGTAGCCAAAACGAAGTATCTCCACTTGGATCTGCTTTGCCGTATCTGTTTTTAACAGGTGCGACAGCAATATATCCAGGAGCATTTGTTCCAACTGTACATATCAAGGCTGGTAGTTGTGCAACCATTCCTTGTAATGCTGATCTAGGCTGGCACGGATTACCAGGGTAAGATTCCTTCGTATGATGAAGGACAAGAACCGCAGCATTAGTATCTCTTGCAAGATATTTCAGTTCTTTAATTGTAGAACGCATTCCTGCGAACTCTTCACCACCATCGTTAGCAATATCCATTAGGTTATCGACGACGATTAAGGTTGGTGGACAACCCCATAGTTCCTCAAAAGCAGATACTTCCATATCTAAATCAACCAATGAAGGTGCTGATTCAAATGACCAGAAGATATGTCCTGAGTTTTCGTTGATTGTTTTCCGTGATTCATCAACATTTTCTATGAGCATCTGTTCAGTCACGGATTGTGATTGACCAGAAATCATTGATAGTAGACGCATAGCCATTGTATGAGCATTAGTATCTGCGCTTATATAAAGCGTTGGCACTTTAGATCTTAAAGCAATCGCAAGGGCAAGTGTTGATTTACCTGCCCCTGGAGTGCCAGCAATCATAGATACTTCTGCCCGTCTAATGACAATTTTATTGACATCAAAGGTACGAAATACTGATGGTAGAGGTTCACCACCAATATCCTTACTGCCTACGGCACGGGCTAAAGTTCTCATTTACTCCCCTAAGTATGTAATTACAGCAAACGCTATACTAATAATTAGAATTGAGATTAATATCTTTTTTAACATTAAAAGGAATTCCATTCAGAATCAGTACGTCGGATCCATACTGGCTCACATTGATCTGGAGTTCCCTTAGGTGATGGACACATGAACGCTTTCCATGGTCCCTTAGCACCAGCACCAGTACGTTTGGTCATCTCGCCGTGCTTACATGAACGACCTGATGGACCAGTACTTGGTGTAAATGTTTGTGTCGGGCTTGATACTGGTTTAGCGCCTAGCCCCTTTGCAAGGTTGCCAACTGCCTCTTCGTATGAAGCAGGTGCTCCCTCTACTGATGCTGCCATGGTTGAGATTAAATTCTCAGCCCCGACATCACCCAATATATGAGTCAAGTTTTGCTTGAACTCATCGGCTGTGTCTCCTGCGATCACAAATATGCGACCATCATTTAACTTAGAACTAACTTGGAAGTTAGCATTAGCCATTGTTTTTCTCCTTTTCTGTATATTTACCGTTCATAAACTTACAGTATGATAACACGCCACAACGACCACAATTGCTTAAATTAGGCAAATAGATCTCAGCCTTACGTGCTCTATCAAACTCAGAGTAGATATGTTCTATCTCCTGAGTAGCAAGATGTTCAAGACTCCAAGTGGTCACATGACCAGTGCGTGCATCCCAGAAACCTGCTTTGTTCACTTCAAGGCCGTCCATTTTGCGCAAAGCCCACGCATAAGTAGCAAGTTGAAGTGGGTGTCTCTGAGATGACGCCCCTGTCTTAATATCTAGAAGGACTACGTTGCCATCAAAATCAGTCATTACCCTGTCAATGGCCATCTTAACAACAGTATCTACCAAAGGAACTTCATACTGTTTTTCGATATAGTCTTTATAGATATTCCACCCGCTAGACCTGAATTGGATCCAGCGATCTAACATCCATAAACCTTCTCCATACCACCAAGATAAATCCTCACGTTTAATGTACTCCCATGACAACATATCTCCGTGTAGTGCTTCATCTTCTTTTATTTGTTCATGCCAAACATTATTCCAAATAGTTTCGGCATCTTCGGAAAGATTATTATTTAGACGAGTAATATCATAATACTCAGTAGCCTTGTGGACAGCAGATCCCCCTGTAAACCAAACAGCATGTTTCTCAGGGACACCTTGGATTTTAGTTAGATTGTATTTCCATCCGCACTCTTGGTAAGTACCAAAAGCAGAATAGGATATATGTTTAGGTAATTCGTTCATGGTGTAACCCTACCACACCCTATTGTCTAGCGCCAATCGAGCCCTGCCTGAACCCTGAAATTAAGAAATGCCCCCCTACCCCCCATAAAAATTATGGTTGGTCAGGGAGGCTGGTTAGGCTTTTGCCGTCACCCGTCAATTGAAGTTTCTGCCCCACGGTTTCCCGCAGGGGTAAGATATACCATAATTAAAAGTCGCGCAAAACGACAAAAAGCCCCCTTTCCTAGGGTGGTTACCTTAGGTAGGGGGACTTCGTGTCTTAAAACGGCCTTTAAAGGCTATTTAGGGGTATTTATTTGGACCCCAAGCCATACTCTTTTTCTGTCTTATCAGCCCATTTAGCCAATGGTGCGGCTAATGCGCCAATTAGGATTGCTTGCTCTGGAGCAAGGTCGGCAGCAAGTGCTAGACCCATTGTGATTGCAGATGCTAGAACAGCACGTAGATAAGACTTAAAAGCAGCCTTAGTCTTAGGGTCCTTTATCTTAGCAATTAATTTTTCCATAACCATCCTTTAAGGGCGTGCAACGCCCATTACTAGGGAGTAGGCACGTTTCCTTAGATACACGCCATCTCCATTTGATTGACTACCTGTACTGCCACTTGAGGTATTACCCTCATAGACCGTAAGGTATTTCTTTCCATCGTTACTAGCGCATATGCCAACATGGTCAGCCTGTGCATCTGTATCGAACTGGAAGAATACTATATCACCTGGTTGGGCTTTGCCAACTGGTACTATCTTACCTTTTTTACTAAACCATTTGAGACCTGCATCACATGAAGCAAATCCTTTTGCAGTTTGGGCTGCAATCTTAGAAACTATCCCTGCTTTATCAAAGCACCATGATACGAACATAGCACACCATGGTTGATTATTTGCCCCATACCACTTGCCATACATGTTGTTGTTATTACCAGACTCAGTATATCCAATCTGAGATTTGGCTATATCAACTACTGTCATATTGACCACCATCCATTGAAGCCAGAATCAGGATTATCCTGCAACCACTTCTCTCTTAGTTCATTCTGTTTAGGCCAGCATATATCATGTGGTTCGCAACCACAATTTTGACAGTTATTGTCTTCCATTTTGAATTAAAATCTGATAGAGACTGTCCACTTTTTGTTCTAATCGGTTAACCTGGTCCTTGACACTTGAGCCTCCATTGGGGCGAAGTTCTGACAAGTAGTGTTTAACTAAGTGTCTAACTCCTACTGCCAAACTACCAAGAAGAGTAGTTACGGCTACTGCAAAGGCTGCCCAATCTTGCGCTGACATTATAAGACCGTTCTAACTGTGATAGTTAATAAACCGCCAAACCCGTCATAACGAGCACTAGGTGGCGTTTTTCGAACAAATGATACTCTTTCAACCAAGGCTTGAACCCTTTCTCCAGTAGTAAAGTCTTGAACATTAATGATATCGCCAGCGGCTTCAATGTCTTCTAACTTTTGGATACGCTCCCATGCACGGCCTTCATATCCAGCCAGAACATTGTATCTATCGGTTTCCACGTCGTAACACCAAACTGGGAACTGAATCAACCGTTGGCGTTTAGTTGCTGGAAGAGATTTTGCCTGATAGCCCTTAAAAGTCGGGCCTAGACTGGTATTGCTTGCGCTACGTGAGAGCGTAAATTTATATGATATATATTCTTGTGGTCCCAATGGACTGTTTGTAGCAGCCTCAGGAGTACCAATAGAAGAATTGTAGGTAATGATTGCATAAGGACTATTATTGGCATCAACAGTTGCTATATCCATAGCGCCATTAGTAAAGGTTCCACGAGCACGAATGAACTTATAGTTCTTAGGCTCTAATGTTCCATAACGAATAGCACCAGTAGTTAGATAACCACTTGATCTTTTAATTGTTGGAAGTTCTCTATATACATGTCCATTGGTTGTATTGTAAGCAGTACAAAAACTTAGATTATTGCTAGTTCCATAGAAAGCAACACCAGTAGTCCAATGGGTAGTTGCTTGGGTATATTGAAGATCATTAGCATAGGCAAATCTTAGTGATTCACCCTCTACAGATGTGCTTAAATCAAGACGAATAAGACCAGCATCTAGGCTTCCAATACCTGTAGCACACCATACGAAACGATCACGAGCAGCCACATCAAAGCATGGTTGTGATGTCTCTACAATAAGTGGTCCATAGTTAACAGATCCATCTTGATCGTTAATAATTGCAACACGGATACCCTTATTGGTTCCAATAATCATATAACCAAGGTAGTAATAAATCTTGTAGACAATTTCTCCTGGTGGAAACTCTGCAGCAACTTGGGCTGAAGTTAGGGTAGGCATAGCACCAGCAGTGCTTAATGTATATTTTTGAATAGTTGAAATAATACCATTATGTCCAGAGGTATATATAGCAGGACCTGATGAGGTAATACTTGTATAAACATAAGTAGTTACTAGATTGGTATATACAGGAGTAGGTAGAGAAGTAGCATTAGGAGCAACTTCATAAACTTTATTATTAACAGTAAGGACAATACGGTCTTTTACATACTCCATGCAAGCATCTACTACTGTAGTACCAGTAGCAAAAAACATTTGAACTTCATCTGCTGTATTAGCAGCATTACCAGTCAATGGTTTTTTAAACATATGTAATTTTGTAGCACCAGCCTGAACAGCGTTAGTTACCCAGTAAGCATATGTTCCATCATCACATACAGCATATACAGGTTCTGCAGAGCCACTATTATAATCAACAAAGTGGGTAATAGTACTTGAAGCGCTACCAATTGGAGATACTGCAGCAGAAGGTACATCGGTTGCAGTTTTAGCATAACTAAAAGTATTAGATGTTATTGCTGTAATTGTATACGTGCCATTAAATGTAGCATCTACCCCAGTTATTTCAACTTCCATACCTACAACAAATGAATGATTTGCCGAGGTGGTTAAAGTAGCAACGTTAGTTGTAAGGGCTTTATTAGAAATAGAGGCTGTAATAGGTTGATAGTGTTTATCAATATCGTGACCATCGTGAAGCAGTACAGCATCAGTATTGTTGTATCTAATAGAACGAAGATGTTGTTGTGGTTTATTATTAGAACTATTTATGGTAGCAGTAGTAATATGATTCTCAAAAGTATCATTTAATAAAGTTACCTGTCCCTTGGTCCAAACATCTACACCTTGAGAATCGGCAAATCGATATGATGTTGATTCTCCTGAAGTTGGATCATAAAACTTAATACCTGTGCCACCATGAAATGATGACTGAGAACGAATCCACCAACCAGTAAGTGATTGCTCACCTGGCTCTTTAGAGTTATCAAACTGTTCTTTACGATAAGGGGCAGTTTCTCTTTGATATGGATTAGTATCTGTTGGTGCAAGAATAAATGGTTCTCCACCAATAGCAACGTCAAAGTCTTCTGCGCTATTTATCCAAAAACCAGCGACACCAGGGTTACCAACATTTATGGGTAACGATTCGGTTATATCACGACCAGCCACAGTGCTCCTTTAAATAGTTACGAGTATTACTTATTCTTCTACAGGTGCTTCAAGCGCTGCTGCTTCCTTAGCAGCCTGCTCTGCTGCATATGCTGCTGCTTGTGCTTCTCGCTCTGCAATCTCTGCTCCTGATAGTGGAACATAAGAGGTAGTCTTCTTATCGCAATCGTATATAACTTTCATATTACTCATTTACGGTAGCCTGCCAATCTTTGTTATCTTCATTCCAAGTGTACATAACGCCATCAGTAGGGTAAGCAACAGGTGCTTCCCAACGGCAGGTATCCTCATCTAGTACCCAAGAATCAAAAGGCTTAGGCGCTATGAAGGCATCTCTAACTGCATCATAAGTAAATCCAACTCCTGCATAATTCTTTCTTATGCGATTGTTGTATGAGGTCTGAACCCAAGTACCACCAAGACCTAAGTCATTGGCTAAATAATCTTGTCCTCTATCCTCTGCGTTATCAGGTACAACTAATACCTGAGTAACTATATTGTTTTCATCTATCTGTGCGAAGTGTGCCATTATTCTCCTTTATATCCTAAATTGCGTAACGAATTATAACTATACCTGAACCACCAGCACCTGATGTTGGAGTAGATGCGTTTCCTGCACCACCACCACCAGAACCAGTATTTACTAAGCCACTTGTAGGTGCTGCAGAAGCATTAACTGCACCTCTACCACCACCACCTAAACCACCAGCGCCAGGAATACCATTGGTACCACCACCACCACCGCCAGCGTAGTAACCATTGTCAGCACCAGTTTGAGTTGCAATAGCCCAAGATGAATAAGTGTTCAAACCATTTCCACCAGCACCGCCAGTTGTTGTTGTTCCATTACCACCTACGGCACCTGCTCCTCCGCCACCACCACCTGAATAATCAGGTGAGTTGAAAGCGGTACCTCCTGCATTACCTTGACCAGCAGGGCTTGATGCAGTTGCACCTGCTGTAGAAAACGCTGCGTTACCACCTGCTGAGCCACCTGCTATACCTGCACCAGCAGCACCTTGACCACCACCGCCACCGCCTGTTGCAGTAATAGTTCCACCAAATACAGAGTTACTACCATTGTTTTGATTTGATGATGTTGCAGCACCACCAGCACCCACAGTTACAGAGTATCCAGTTGCAGTTAATGATTGAGATGCAGAATAAACTAATCCACCTGCTCCACCACCACCTGAGTTTCCACTAGAAGCAGAACCGCCACCTGAACCACCACCAGCAATTACCAGCACATCAGCGCTGATTGCAGAGGTAGGAGTAAATGTGCCTGAGTATGGGAACATATGGTACCAATAGGTACCGTCAGAGGATACGATTCCGCCAGTAGCTTTAGTTGTGCTAGTTACATTTGAGATGCCGTATAGGTAGAAGGTAGAGCCTTCAACAAAGTTATTAGCATTTTGAGTTAAAGTAATTGAAGTAATTGCTGCTGTTGATTGCCATAAAGTTGCAAACATAGCCACAATATTTGTTGATGCGTTGTTTTCATTAACTGCATCACCGCTAATTGATTTGAAATTACTAGAGGTATAATTAGGAATGTAAAT